TTGTATTCCAAAGTGGAACAGGGCCAACTATCTTTGCAAATAAAACTGCACAGCAAGTTCCAAAATCTGCTTTAAGTTCAATTAACGTAAGAGAGGTTGTAATTTATATCCAAGATGGTATAGAAGCAATTCTTAAAAACTACTTATTTGAATTTAATACAGCTCAGACAAGGTTAGAAATTAAAACATTAGCTGATAACTTCTTAGCAACTGTTCAAAATGATGATGGTGTTTATGATTATAGAAATATAATGGATGAAACCAATAACACACCAGAAGTCATTGATCAAAATGTAGGTATCTTAGATACATATATTGAGCCAGTAAGAGGAATGGAAATTCTTGTACAGAGAACTACTATTTTAAGAACTGGGGCAATTAGTACAGGAAACTTCCAATAAGAAGATAAAGAAGACGAATATATAAAAAAACAAATAAAATATGCCACTACCACATTATACCCAATCAAGGGCCAGTAGCCAAAGGTACGAACCTATTCAGCCTAACCTATTTGAGGTGACTGTATTTTCACCACTAGGGGATGATACGGGTTTAATCTTAGAGCAAGTGAAATCTATAGGAGGATTAAATAATTTGAATCCGTCAATAGATGCTGTAAATCAAAAATATAAGTTTGCTGATAGATCTTATGCAGGTATGCCAGCTCAGACGTTTGTTGATTTAACTCTTAACTTCAGTCTTAACTTGAATGAAGCAAATGAAAACTACATTTATAATACTTTCCGTAATTGGAATAATTTAATCTATGATCCATTAACTGGTGAAATGGGATTAAAGAAAGATTACATAGGAAGTATGATCGTAGTTCAATATAACAGAGCAGGCGATATCTTTAGAAAGATTACATTTAAAGATGTATTCCCAACAGGACAACCTGATTTTGTAGATGAATTGAATTATGAAACTCAAGATCCTGCTGAATTAACAATGACTTATCGTTGTGATCACTGGATTGAGGAGAACGTAGGAGCATAAAACTATTAAAAACTGGGATTAGTAAAATATTCCCAGTTTTTTTGTCATCACTCTAATATATAATATAAATTATATAATACAAAATGATCATATATAAATTACAACAAAAAAAGACTAGAATGGTCTATATAGGATATTCAGTAAATGATAATCCTAATAATTTTGGTACAGGAAAGTATATCAAAAGAGCAGTTAGAGATTTTGGAACTAAAGCGTTTACTCGAGAAGTATTAGAAACTTTTGATCATGATGAATCATTATCAACTATTATGGCACGAGTAGAATATTGGATTAAGAAATTCAAATCGGATAATTCTAAATATGGTTTTAATGAAACTGTACAAGAACTTATTCCTCAAAAGAAAAAACTTACTAAAAAATTACAAGTCCTTCTTACTCCTAGTGATGAAGATAGTCTTAATCAAATAATTATACAGAAATCAATGGAAAACGGTGTTAAACCTGTTGCAATATCTAGATATGTTAGACAACTTATAGTGGAGCATATCGTTGATGAAAATAAAATTGAAAAACAATTAATAAAAAACAATTAAAAAATGTCAAAAGAGAAAGAGCACGAAGAAAATATTAAAAAGGAATTTGCTGCTGCTGAAGGTATTGCAGTCGAAGCAATCGAAACACCTAAAGAAGTTGTTACTGATTTAGGAAAGGTAGAAGTCCAAAGACAAATGGATCATACATCCCCCGATGATCCGGAAATAAAAAGATTAAATTCATTAGTAGGTTATACTTCATTAGATTTAGCTCAGTTTCCGTCAGGAGGAAGATTCTATAGAGATGATTTTGAAATTCATATTAGAGCTGCAAGGGTTGCTGAAATTAGATCCTTCTCTACATTGGATGAAAATAACCTAAAAGAAGTAGATGATGGATTAAACAACATAGTTTTATCTTGTACTAAAATAATGTACGGAAATCAAAGAGGATCTTATAAAGATATTCTAGAGGAAGATAGAATTTATTTAATTTTAGCAATTAGAGAATTGACATTTAAAACAGGTGAACAAACATTAATGATGCCAGTAGGTAAAAAAGGTTGTAAAACAAGTACTTGTAAATCTCAAGAATCAATGGAGTTAAGAACAGAAAATTTACAATTTAATAATGTAGTAGATTCAATTGAAAAGTATTATGATCCTGCTGATAAATGTTATACTATAACAACTAAAAGTTATGGCGAAATTAAAATGGCACCACCTACTATCGGTGTTATGAGAGCCATAACTGATTATATCAGAGATAGAGAAGAGAAAAACCAGAGTTGGGATAAATCTACATTAGCTATCTTGCCTTATCTACAAAGAGAGTGGAGAGGATGGAATGAAAAAGATATTTTTGCAAAGATTACTTCGTTCCAAGGCTGGGATGCTACTAAATATACAATTGTATATAGATTAGCTGAAGATATGAAAGTTGGTGTTAAACCTGAAATGGGATTCCCATGTAAAAGCTGCGGTGAGGAGGTCACCGTTCCGCTCACGTTTCCCGGCGGTATCAAGGCTCTCTTCATTATTCCAGATATCTCTTCTGAACTTTTATAAAGTTAGAGTTTTATTATTAGAGAAGTTGCATCTCCAGCCTACAGAGCTGGATTTGCTACCTTTCTATGAGTATGAATATACCTTAGAAATCTATAATGATTTGTTGAAAGAGCGTAATAAGCAAGAGCAACAAAATACTAGAGACGCAGAGGATAAATACAATATGGATGGAATGAAAAGGCAAGCGACGAAAAATATGAATCAATATAAAGCTCCTAAGATGCCTTCAATAAAAATGCCTAAACTGTAAAAATAAAAACCTAAATGGCTGCTGTTACATTAAAAGACTTGATGGATCCACTAACTAAGATCCAAGCGGCGACTGAGTCTACGGCTGAATCTTTAGATGCTTTAACAACGGCTGTTGTTGCTAGCGGTCAAGTAGGTGATGGTATTCAAAGTGCTATATTAGCAGAACTTCAATTACAAACTCAGTTAATGAGAAAGCAAGGTGGTGGAGGTCTTTCTGCTTTATTTGGTGGAGGTGGTGCCGGTGGTGGTTCTAAATTTGCAGAAGGAGCAAATGCATTTTCAATGTTAGGTGCTGGAACAATAAGTGTTGCTAAAGGTTTATTACTCTTTATGCTAGTTCCTGTAAAAACAATAAACAAATTTAATGATTTTGTTAAGACTCAAATAGAGATGTGGGCAGATTCAGATCCTAAAAAGATGGAAGAAGGAACTTCCACTTTAATGACAATGGGTGATTCTATACTTAATTTTGCAAAGTCATTAGCATTAGCATCTCTTTTATTAATACCTGCTGCTATAGGTATTCCTTTATTATATTTAGCTACTGCTCTAACTGTGCCATTATTTTTATTATTAGGAATGGGTGCTAAAACAATAAAAGCAGGCTCAGAAGCATTAATAGATATGGGAACTGCTGTAACTAAGTTTGCATTAGGATTAGCTGCGTTTGCTTTAGTAACGGCTTTAGTATTAATGGGCGGTCCAGTATTAATGATGGGAATGGTTGGAACTTTATTATTAATAGGTGGAGCCGTAGCCGTTTTAGGATTAGCAGATAAAACTATTAAGAAAGGATCTGTAGCATTAGCTGTAATGGGAATTGGGTTAGCTGTCTTCGGTTTAGGTTATGCAGTATTTGCATTAACAGTTGCTGCAACTGCGCCAACATTAGAAAGTTTATTACTACAGGCTGGAGTTTTAGTAGGTATAGGAATAGCCACAGCAATATTAGGATCTCTATTTAGTTTGATTATTCAAGGTGCAGCTTCAATGGCAGCAATGGGAATAGGTCTATTAGTATTTGGTTTAGGTTATATACCGTTTTCTCATGCTACTAAAGATACAACACTAGAGGATGTTGGAGTACAAGGTGCATTATTATTAATGTTAGGTTTAGAATTTGCAGCAGCAGGTTTAGGCGCATTATTTATTATTCCAGGTGCAGCTGCATTTGCTGCAATAGGTGGAGCTTTACTCTTATTAGCTCCAGGATTATCAGCTATCCAAAAGGTAGATTTTACAGAAAAAGATGCTCTTAAATTAACAACAACATTAGCTGGTGTAAAAGCAGCATTTATAGGACCTCCTGGTAAAGGTGGTGTAGGCGGATTCTTTAAGAGTATAGGTGGAGCTTTAACTGGAGCCGTTGATTCAGTTAAGATGATTGCTGCTGCCGCAGGTTTTGCAGCTGCTGGTATGGCACTAACAAAATTATCTGCAGGTTTAAAAGATTATCAAAAATTAGATTGGACTGATGCTGAAAGTTTAAAATTAACTGGTGTATTATCTGGTATAACTACAGCATTTGCACAAGCAGGCGGAGAAGCTGCAACACCAACAGGTTTATTTGGAGCTGTGTTTGGAAATGCATTTAGTCCTAACGCAACTAAAAAAGGTATTAATTCTGTAATGGGTGCCGGTAAAGCTTTAAAAAGTATAGCAGTTGGATTAACAGAATTTCAAAAATTAGTAGATAAAGATGTTGATTTTAATGTATTAGGAGAATCTATATCTTTAACTGTTGGTTTCATTCAAAGAGCATTTATTTGGAATTAAAAAGAATAAAGTAGCAGAAGGATTAGAATCAGTACAAGGAGCAGGTAAAGCATTAACAGATATTGCAACAGGTTTAACTGAATTTCAAAAATTAGTAGAAGCTAAAGTAGACTTTGATGCCGTTGGTGCTGCTATATCTAAATCGGTTGGTTTTGTTCAAGAGGCATTTGCAGCAGTAGCTGATGAAGGAAATGTTCAAGCTGGTGGTTTTTGGGGAAGTTTATTAGGAATTAAGAAGAATAAAGTACAAGAAGGTATACAATCAGTACAAGGAGCAGGAACTGAATTGGAAAAAATTGCTAATGCATTATCTACATTCTCAGGTATAGAAAACGTAGAAGAAGTTGCTGGAAAAATTAAAGTAACTTTAGGTTTAGTTGGTGATGCATTTGCTTCTATCGGTGGAAAAACTGAAGAGAAATCTGCTTTCTTCGGAATGATCTCATGGGATCAAAATAAAATACAAGCAGGTATTGATGCTGTTGATGGGGCAGGTTCTGCGTTAACTGATATTGCCGAAGGCCTTAAAGCTTTTAGTGGTGATTTTAAACCTATAGAAGTTGCACAATCAGTTGGTTTATTATTAACTTCTATAGGAACAGCGTTCAGTGATCTTTATACAGCTAACCCTGAAATGTCTGAAGAGTTAGATGATTTTAAATCCTTTATTGTAACTTTAGGAGATGTAGCAGAAAAAGGACAATTAGATAAAGCTGCTGATGGTATTTCTAAAATAGCTGATTCAATTAATAAAATAGATATTGATAAAGCAGTAACATTTGGTAACTTATTCAATAGTGCATCTGACTTAACATCTGATAGAGGAGCATATCGTGCTTTAGCTAGAGCGGTTGAAGATATCCGAGATATAATGGTTGCAGATACTGGAGGTAGTGATGGTGGTGTTGTTGGAGCAATTAAGGATAAAGTATTTGGTAAGTCTGAACCTAAACCATCTAGTGGTTCTTCTGACCTTAAGAGAACTCTTGGAAAACTTAATAGTGCTATCGATGCATTACCAAATAGAATGCAAACTGCCATATCCACAGCTGAAATAACAGTGGTGACTCCTTAATAATTTATTTTCATGAAGTACGCAACATTTAAAATGGATAGAGGTGATATAAAATTTCGCCTTTATGAAGAATCACCGATACAAGTTAGAAGATTTTGTTTTAATGCTGAAAATGGTTGTTTTGAAAATATTTCTTTTGATAGAGTTATTCCAGGATTTATGGCTCAAAGTGGACCTAAAGCTAGAAAAGATAATGAACCACATACTTATATGTGGGATGAACACGAAACTCCTCGACGAACAAAGAATAATAATTTTCATGCATACGGAGTTTTAAGTGCAGCTAATGCAGCACAACCTAATACTTCAATGGGTGGTTTTTTTATTTGTTTTAGTAGGAGAGGTACTGCTCATCTAGATAAAGCTCATACAACATTTGGTCATGTGGTAGATGGAATAGAATTAATTGAGCAAATAGAAACCGGTGATATTATTTACAATATAATCATTACAGAATCTTAAAACTATCCTTCATTTTAGCTATATAATATTTAATAACAGTTAAAGTTAAATAGAATAGTATGAAGAAAAATATAGTTTGGTTTGATTTAGAAACCACAGGAATAAGTACATCATCCGACCGCATCATTGAAATTTGTATGATTAAGACTGATTTTGATGGTAATGAAATTGATACTTATCATTCATTGGTCAATCCAGGTAATGTGCAGATGCGAGCCGAGGCTGAAGATAAGCATGGAATATCTTTAGATATGTTAAAGGATAAGCCTACCTTTGAAATGATAGCATCTGAAATTAATGACTTTATCGGTGATAGTGATCTTGGGGGTTATAATGCCTTATTCTTTGATGTGCCTTTCTTATGTGAAGAGTTTATGAGATGCGGTATTGTATTTAACCACAGAAGTAGAGCAGTAATGGATCCTTTCCTTATTTACAGCAATTATGAAAAAAGAGATTTAACAAATGCTTATAAAAAATATACAGGTAAATCTTTAGAAGGTGCACATAGAGCCGAGGCAGATGTTAGAGCTACAATGGAAATATTTCAAAAACAAAGAGAAGTTTATGAAATGCCACAAACTGCCGAAGAGATTGATAAGACAGTGAATACTCGTAGGGCAGATCAAGTAGATCTAGGAGGTAAGCTAAAATTTGATGAAGTAAACGGAAAGAGAACTATCGTATTTAATTTTGGTAAAAATAAAGGAAAACCTTTTAAAGAAGTATTTGAAATGGATGCTAGGTACATTGATTGGATTATTGATAAAGGTGAATTCTCTAAAGAATTAAAAGTTATCTGTAGAAAGCTCGTAGAAAAATTTAGAGCCGAGGAAAACAAAAATATAGAAATGCCATATTAAACTTTCAGAAAGAGAGAAAGTTTGTTATTATTATAATATACTAAACATATACATAAGATGATAAAAAGATTAGAAAATTCAACAATACACGATTCAAGGTTTCATGGTCATTACTTTGAAACAACTAAAGAAGATCTAGAAAAAGTATGTGGTAAAGTAATGTATTATGATAATGATATAAATGAAAAAACTCAGAATGAATGGGAAATGGTTACTGAAGATGGTACACCTTTTACCATTTATGATTATAAAGAATATCGAGATTATGAAGATTACGAAAAAATTGAGTGGCATATAGGAACTGAAAATAGATTTGGTTCTAAAAAAGCTTATGAGGCAATCAAAAGAGCATTTCATTTACATCCTAAAATTACTTACAATATATAATACCGATCTTTGAAATTATGGGGGTGCCAGGCTTTGACATTTTGATTGAAGTTTTAAACACAGCACTGGGTGATGACCTACATCAACGCTTAAGTGGCAACACTGAGCTCGCGATGGCTGCCTAAGAGGTACCTATCACCAACGGCCTAATGGAGTATATGTCGTAAAAACTCTAGAGAGCA